ATATGACAGTCGGAAAAGTTAACGATTTCAATTTCTCATCAGGCGGTAAAGCCGTAGGTTACTGCGGTGGAGGTATGGCTAAGGGTTACGCCAAGGGTGGTGAGGCTCGCATCAGAGACACGATCCGTAACGAGCGAGAAGAACTGAACCGCGTTTCTGCTAAGCAGCGTGACGCAGGTCATGAGGTGTCTCGCGTTCGTTCTGAAATGCGCTACGACAAGAACGAACTTAAAGGTATGGCTAAAGGCGGTAAAGCCATGATGAAGCGCGAATCCATGGAGAGTCCTCGCATGGAGCGCAAAGAGGTAATCCAGCGTGAGCCTGTGAGAGCACCTTCTGCTCCGCAAGGTATGATTAAAAGCCGAGGCGCTTTGGGCGTTTTGGCTAATAAGAATCCTGGCGAAACTGCGATGCACACAGCGCCCAACTTGCCTGGAAAAATGATGCTGAAAAAGGGCGGTCCAGTAATCCCTAAAGCGGGTTACAAGAAGATCGACAAGGTCATGGGTGAGTTCAAAGCTGGTGAGTTGCACTCCGGCAGCAAGATGGGTCCCAAGGTCACCGGCACCAAACAAGCCGTCGCAATCGCCCTGTCCGAAGCTCGCCGCGCTGACAAGAAAGCCAAATAATTTGTTCTTTCAGCAATATTGAATTATAATTTTGTCAATATCGGGCGTGCTAGGACAGCAGCCATCTGACTACAAAATGGGGTTAGTATGGCATATTCCGGCACAGTGAGCGCAACGACATTTAACGCACTGAAGGTGGTAGATCACGCCTTCAGGCGTTGTCGTCTGCCCGCACAGGCTATCACAGCCGAAATGCAGACCTATGCCTTAGAGTCTCTGTATTTGTTCCTCTCTGAGTTGGCGAGCATCAAAACACCGAGCTGGTGTATTGAGAAGCTGATTCTGCCGATGTACGAGAATCAACCGATTGTCACGCTGCCCAGCGGCACTGTTGAAGTTCTGAATCTGAACTATCGCACGATTCAACCGGTCACCGGCGCATACGTAGCAACTTCTACGTCTTATACCGTAAACTTCACCACGCAAACTGTCGTTGATACGGTAGGTATTGAGTGGTCCGGCGCGTCAACGCCCCTGACCTTTCAGGTGAGCACGAACGGAACAGTTTGGGTTACCGTAGGAACATTCTCAGACACCGCGAGCGCGGGCGAGATTACGTGGACGGATATTTCTGGGGCGTTGGCGTACCAGTACTTCAGAATCACCTCTACGAGCACGTTCAACTATGCGGTAATCAGCTTAGGCAATCTGCCTCAAGAGATCCCCCTCGGACAGCTGAACCGCGACAGCTACGTCAACCAGAGCAACAAAGTGTTTCCTGGTCGCCCTAGCAACTACTATTTCCAGCGTGACCTGCCTGAGCCGGTGGTTTACCTCTGGCCAGCGCCCTTCTCCGCCGCTGAGCAGGCTCAGTTGATCCTCTGGCGGCATCGTCAGATCATGGACACTGCGAACCTTCAGCAAGACGTGGAAGTGCCGCAGCGATGGTTGAACGCGATTATTGACGGCTTGTCAGCTGAGGTGGCTGCCGAGACTCCGCAGGTCGATCCGCAACTTGTACCCCTACTTGAGCAGAAAGCGGCTATGAGCTTGCAGCGTGCTTGGGACGGGGACAATGACGGTTCGCCTATTCAGATCAATCCTGGCATCGGGGTCTACACTAAATGAGCGTCTTTCTTGACCCGAGCGGACAACCGACGTATGGTATCGCCATATGCGGTCGTTGCTCGCGTAAGATGTTGCTTTCTGAGTTGTCTCCTGACCCGAACTATCCTGGTCTGATGGTCTGCGAGGAAGACCGCGATCAGTACGACCCGTACCGCCTTGCGCCGCGTCGACCTGATCAAATCGTACTTCCGTTCAATCGTCCGGACACCCCGATCAACACTCATCCTGCTGGCGTTATTCAAGAAGCCGGTAATGAGTTTTTCATTACCGAAGATGGTGATGGCTATTTGGAGTTTTAAATGTCTGACGTACCAAGTAATCTAATACCAACGCGAATTACGCAGTTACCGCTCGCCCCTGTGGCTGATGAAAACAGCCTGATGATGATCGTCTATCAGGGCAATAACTATCAGATTCGCGTCGGTGACCTGCTGAGCGTTGCCGGTGTTCCCACGACCACTCAGGTGATTGCCGGAACAGGTATGACCGGCGGCGGGCAGTTGACCGGTAATGTCACATTGAGCGTCGCCGTAGGTGGCATCGGTAACACGCAACTTGCGGCTACGGGCGTTACTGCTGGCACTTACGGTGATGCGACTAACATTCCCGTTTTTACGGTAGACGCTAAGGGTCGCATTCAAGCGGCTACCTCTGTGCCCGCTTCAGGCGCGGGTGATTACGTTCCCGTTACTCGTCAAGTCATTGCTGGCACGGGTCTGAACGGCGGCGGCGCGTTGAATGCTAACGTCACGCTGAACGCTAACCTCTCTAATTCTACGCCGCTAGCCACTGACGGCTTAGGTGCTGCTGGTTCTTCAACGGATATCGCCCGCGCTGATCACCAACACCCCTCCGTGAACCTACAAGATTCTAACGAGGTGGACGGCGTTCTGTCCGTAGCTAACGGCGGCACTTCGCGTAGCATCGTTCCCGACGCGGGAGCAATCATCTGGTCAGGCGCTGACGGCTTGTACGTCGGTCCTGTGGGTGCGGTCGGTCAGGTGTTGCAATCAAACGGCACGGGCGAGTATATCTGGGTGAGCCAGAGCGCCCTTGACGTGGGTCAAGCCGACAATTTGAACGGCGGCGCTGCTAACAAGATCGCTTATCAGTCGGCTACCGACGTAACCGCGTTCATTGACGCGCCTTCGTTCGCAAACACCCTGCTCAAATGGAACGGCACGGGGTTTGAATGGGGTACGATCGCTGGTGCGGGAACTGTTACCTCCGTAGGGTTAACCCTACCTTCTGACTTCACAGTTACCGGCTCTCCCGTGACTTCAGCCGGAGTGCTGGCGGGTAGCTGGGCATCGCAGACAGCGAATAAATTTTTAGCTTCTCCTGACGGCTCAACCGGAACTCCGAGTTTCCGCGCCATGGTCGCGGCGGACGTTCCCACGTTGAACCAGAACACCACAGGAACGGCGGGTAGCCTCGCCGGTGGCGCGACTGGTTCGGTTCCGTACCAGACCAGTTCAGGGGTTACGACATTCTTAGCTGCTGGTACGGGTGTTCTGGTCGGTGGCTCAACCCCTAGTTACAGTACAACCCCGACCCTGACAGGTACAAACTTCAGCGGTATTCCTAACGGCGCTCTGACAAACAGCGCGGTGACGCTGGGAACCACTTCTGTGTCTTTGGGCGCTACGTCTTTGACGCTGGGCGGATTGACTTCGGTCGCAGTGACGCAAGACCCCGTTAGCAACTTCCAAGTCGCTACAAAACAGTATGTGGACGGGTTGGTCACGCAAGGTATTTCATACCATTCACCCGTTTACGTTGAAGTCCCCAGCACGACGGGTAACTTGAACGCGACTTACAACAACGGAACAGCGGGTGTCGGCGCTACGCTGACCAACGCTGGAACTCAAGCGGCGTTTACCGCTGACGGTATCGCCGTACCGCTCAACAGTCGCGTCCTGATATACAATCAAACAAATCAGTTTGAAAACGGCGTTTACACGCTGACCACAGTCGGTAACGGCTCTACTAACTGGGTGCTGACCCGCGCTACGGACGCAGACACTTACGGCTTGCGTGATCCAGACGCCTTGGGCTACAACGACGCGTTCTTTGTTACTAACGGTAACACGGGCGCTGGTGAGACATACGTCTGTACGACTTCAGGGGTCATAACCTTCGGCACGACGGCTATCACATTTGCGCAGATTAGCTCTTCTCAGGTGTACTCTGCCGGCACAGGCTTGACGCTGACCGGTACTCAGTTCAGTCTGACAGCGCCTGTGGTTGTAGCTAACGGCGGTACAGGTTTGACCAGCTTTACGGCGGGTGACTTACCTTACTACACATCGGGCACGGCGCTGAGCAAGTTGGGCATCGGCTCTAATACCTATATGTTGACCTCAAACGGGTCTGCTCCTGTTTGGACAGATCCCGCTTCGGTTACTGTCGGTAACGCCACTACCGCTGTCACAGCTACCAACGTAACCGGCGGCGCTGCTGGATCCATCGTTTATCAGAGCGGCTCAGCTACGACGACAACGCTCGCTCTCGGCACGACTAATTATGTCTTGACCGCAGGGGCTAGCGCACCGCAGTACGTGGCTCAGAGCACGCTCTCGGTCGGTTCAGCCACCACGGCTACAACCGCCACTAGCGCGACCACCGCAACTAACCTCGCAGGTGGCGCAGCGAGCCAGATCCCTTACCAGACCGGTTCAGGTGCTACGGCTTTCCTCGCTAACGGCACTGCCGGACAGGTTTTGAGGTCTGCGGGTTCAAGTGCTCCGAACTGGGGCGGTGTTGACGGGGGCACATTCTGATGATTGAAACACTAATCGAGCGGCTATTCCACGCTAGAAACGCGGCTCACATCGCGCACTGGAAAACGAAGTCTTACGCTGAGCACAAAGCCCTCGGGCATTACTACGAGGACGTGATTGAGCAGCTTGATGACTTGATCGAGGCGTATCAAGGCACATTCGGAATCATTGGTGAAGTCGGCGAGCAGGAAAAAAGCGTTGCGAAAATGATTCATGATGATATAATTTGGCTGAATGAAAACCGTAGCAAGGTTGCTAAGGGTGTTCCAGCTCTTGAGAACATTGTTGATGATCTCACAGGTATGCATATGAAGACCCTTTACAAACTTGAAAACCTGAGGTAACAAACATGGCACAAACAGGCTATACCCCAATTCAACTTTACCGCACGACCACTGCGGGCGCAGCCCCCTCGTCCGGTAACTTGAGCGCCGGTGAACTGGGTTTCAACATTGCTGACGCTGACATGGCGTTGTACGCTAAGAACAACACCGGTACGGTGAAGCGTATCATCAACAACCCAGCAGGTCTCAAGTACCCCACCGCTGACGGCTCTGCCGGTCAAGTGGTAAGCACTGACGGGGCGGGTAATTTAACTTTCTCTACCCCCACAGCGGGCATCACAACAGGTAAATCCATCGCTATGGCGATGATCTTCGGTTTCTAAGGAGCTATAAATGGCAAATCCAAATATCGTCAACGTAACGACCATTTATGGCACGACGACGTATTTAACACCCTCCGGCACAACAGCGGTTGTCTTGCTGCCTAACGCGGCGTCTTCTGGTAAAGTTTACAAGATCAACCAGATCGTTTGCGCGAATGTTAACGGCTCTGCTGCGGTGAACGCTACTGTTTCTATTTACACTAACGGCGCAGTGGCTCAAGGCTCGGCTCCCTCGGGCGGCACAGCTTATCCGATCATTTCCGCTGTTTCTGTACCCGCTAACGCATCATTGATCGCTGTCGATAAAACGACCGCCATCTACCTGCAAGAAGGTACATCGATTAGTGTGACTTCAGGTACAGCTAGCGGTATCACTTACAGCATCAGCTACGAAGACATTAGCAGCTGAGGAGTAACGCTATGTCAATGCGTTACAAAGGCGGGGTAATTTCCGCTACAGCTCCTACCGCAAGCGCCACTTCTGCTCGGGGGATATGGACTCTTGAACAGCAGATGCAAGCGCAGTCGGCTTCAAATTGGCCTTCCCCTAACATCACACTCGACTTGTTGGTTGTTGCGGGTGGCGGCGGTTCAATCGGTGAAAACCCAGGAAACTGGACGCCTGCTGGTGGTGGCGGAGGCGGAGGTGTTGTTTATAAAACATCTTACGTAGCGTCGACTGGGACCGCGTACACTGTTACCGTAGGTGCGGGCGGTACGAAAATTGCAAATAGCGCGGGTAATCAACCTTTAACTGGTAATTCGGGCAACGACAGCGTGTTCGGATCAAATATCATCGTCGCTAAAGGCGGCGGTGGCGGTGGATCTTACACAGACGGCGGCGCAGGCGGTAGTGGCGGCGGTGGTGGTGTTTACGGAAGCCCTTGGGTCGGCGGCGCAACAACACAAGCCTCACAAGGTGTTTCTGCTGGCGGTACAAATTATGGTTTTGCTGGTGGCGACGGGTCTAGTGCTTTAGGTTCTGGATCAGGTGGCGGTGGTGGTGCTGGTGCTACTGGTAGCGCGCCATCTAGCGCGAACGGCGCAAACGGCGGTATCGGTGTTTCTAATTCAATTACCGGCACAGCCACATACTACGCTGGCGGTGGTGGCGGCGCTAGAGCCTACAACGGCGGAAGTCTCGGCGGTACTGGAGGATTAGGTGGCGGCGGTAATGGTTCTGGAACTTCAACCGACGGTATTAACGGGACTGCAAATACTGGCGGTGGCGGCGGTGGCGCTTGGACCGCAAAAGTCGCTGGTTCCGGCGGTTCTGGTGTTGTAATCATCAGCGCTCCGTACGCCGCTTCATCTACGACAGGGTCACCTACAGTTACAAGCAGCGGCGGTAGAACGATTTATTCTTTCACTTCCTCCGGCTCTATCACATTCTGAGGATAACATGGCGCATTTTGCAAAAGTACAAGAAGGGATCGTTGTCAGGGTCATCGTTGCCGAACAAGACGTAATTGATTCCGGTATTTTTGGCGGCGGATGGATTCAGACGTCTTACAACACTCATGGTGGACGACACCCCGAGGGCTTCCCTCTACGTAAAAACTACGCAAGTGTGGGTTTTTCATACGACTCAGAACGCGACGCGTTTATTCCTCCGAAACCTTACGCTTCTTGGGTGTTGGATGAAGATACGTGTCTCTGGAACAGCCCTCAGCCTTACCCGACTGACGGAGAGCTTTATGTTTGGGATGAAGCTGTTTTGAATTGGGTGTTACCTGAAAATTTAACACCCGTGACTGCGCAAGTTTTTCAAACCGCTCAAGAGCAAACTGTTATAACCGATGTCGTCATTGATTTAGGTTCAAATAGCGCGGATAGCGTTATGAATTACGCGGACAGCGTTTCAGCAACCGCTAGTGATGTAATTATTGATCTGAGTTCTAACGGCGCGGACTCTTTGATCGGAGGAATTTGATGTCTAAACAGTATCCTGGTGGAGTTGTCTCAAAAACGGCGGCAGTCCCGACGAGCCTGAGCGCGTCTGGTATTTGGACGTTGGATCAACAGCTGGCGGCACAGGCGGCTAGCTCTTGGCCATTTATCCGTGACCCCCAATTCAACTACGTCACCATGCTCCTGCACGCAGACGGTTCTGCTGGTGCAAATAACGGCGCAGGTGCTGGTGCTACGCCTACGGTCACTAACTTCAACGCTGACGCATCAACAAATAACTTCAACGTCACGATTAACGGAGATGCGCGTTCAAACAACTTCACGCCTTATCAGGGTAACGGCTACTACAGCAACTATTTTGATGGCAGTAGTTATTTGACCGCGCCGAGCAACGCTGTGTTTGGCTTCGGAACCGGTGACTTCACAGTTGAATGCTGGGCGTATTGGACCGGCGGTGGTGGTGAAAATACGCTGTTTTGCGTTGACGCAACCGGCGGGGCGAACATTTTCCTAAATTCATCAAGCAACTGGGGCATCGGCGGTCGTGCGGTGACGGTCAATAATAATTTCGGAACACCCCCGACGCAGAACACATGGCATCACTTAGCCGTGTCTCGTTCAGGTACAACGATTTACGCTTTCATTGACGGTAGCTTGGTTTACTCGGGCGGCAACTCGACCAACTACGCAACGGGTTCTCCTGCTATCGCAGCTATCCCCACCGCGAGCGCAAACATTATGAGCGGGTTCATTTCAAACCTGCGCGTATTGAAAGGTACTGCTCTTTACACGGCAGCGTTTACCCCTAGCACCGCGCCGTTGACCTCAATCACGAACACATCGTTGCTGACTTGCCAATCAAATCGTTTTGTTGACAATAGCGCTAACGCTTTTACAATCACATTGACAAGCTCACCGCAAGTGTCTGCCACCCAACCATTCACCCTGCCAAGCAGTGTGGCGACATACGGCTCTGGGTATTTTGATGGTACTGGTGATTATTTGACACTACCTGTCAATTCTGCTTTTGATTTGGGTACAAACGCATGTTGCATTGAGTCTTGGGTTTATTTGACAAGCACTAGCGCAATTTATATGTTTGCGACGTCTAGCAACGTAAATGGTCAAACGCGACCAAATTTTTACGCTAGATACGACCAACTTCAACTTGACTATTTTGGCAATGTGATTATTCAAGCCAATGTGACTGTCCCGCAAAATGCGTGGAATCATGTTGTGTTTACACGGGCGTCTTCATCTGGTGCTTGGCGTATATTTTTAAATGGCGTTTTGCAAGCGTACAACGCAACCGGCTCTCAAAACCTTTTGCAGACTGGTGCCGCCCAGTTAATCAACAGCCTTAATGGTTCAACGACTGCGTCGGGGTATATTGCCGATTTAAGGGTGGTTAATGGTTCCGTACCTTCAGAGTATGTTACATCAAGCACGACCACAGGGACGCAGATCTTTACCCCGCCGACCGCGCCTTTAACTGCGGTTACGAATACATCCCTGCTCACCACGCAATACAACGGCGGTGGCAATAATAGCGGCTTCAAAGACAGCAGCCTGAATAACTTCCCAATCACCCGTAACGGCAATACTACGCAAGGTACACTCACGCCTTACGGTCAGAATTGGAGTAATTACTTTAACGGTAGTACTAGCTATTTGACTGTTCCAAGTTCTTCTTTGTTTAAGCCAGCAAGTTCTGATTTTACTATTGAAGCGTGGGTTTTTGTTGCAAACACCGGCGTCCAACAGCAAGTGTATGGCGACTGTGATTCAGGAACAAACAACGGAATTTGCTTGCTCGCTGTTTCATCAACATTGAGAGTCCAGGTTGATTATTTTACAAGTAGCACCGCTGTAGTTACAAAAACCACTACCGGTTCTATTCAGGCAAATGTTTGGAATCATATTTGTGTCAGTAAAACCGGCACAACAATGTACATCGGTTATAACGGGACGCTTGAAACATTCACAAGTATTCCGTCAACGATGCAGTCTCCTGCGACAATTTACCCAACAATTGCGAGGCTTGGCGCATATAACGGATTGTACGTAAACGGGTACATTTCAAATTTGCGATACGTCATAGGTTCTGCTGTTTACACAGGTTCAACATACACTGTACCTATTTCACCACTCACGGCTATTTCTGGCACTTCCCTTTTAACTTGCCAGAGCAATCGTTTTATTGACAATAGCACAAATGCGTTAGCTATTACACTAAGCGGTGCACCAAGTATTCAACGCTTTAGCCCGTTCGCGAACGCGATAGCGTACAACCCAGCCACGTTGGGTGGGTCTGCGTATTTTGACGGTAGCGGGGATTATTTGCGCGCACCTACTGGTTATCTGCCAAGTATTGGAACGGGCAGCTTTACTATTGAAGGATGGTGGAATTTTGGTGATTTTACCACCAGAACAACATACTTTCAAAGGCTGTGGAGTTTTGGGACGGGGTTGGCTAATGACGTAACATTGAATGTTGATAATAGCGGCAATTTAATTTTCAGGATTAATGATTCTATTATCGCATCTCAATCTTCTGGTGCAATGAGATTGAACTCATGGAATCATGTTGCTTTAGTTCGTTCAGGTAGCACGGTAACAATTTATCTAAACGGCACATCTGTTGCATCTGCGTCAAACTCATCCAACCTGACGACTCAATCAACAAGCCCCTTTTATATCGGTAGCGAATCCGATGGCGCAGGAGGGTATTTTTACGGCTATTGCGCTGGTGTGCGTGTCTCCAATACAGCTATTTACACAGCCGCATTTACGCCAAACACGACTCCATTAACAGTAACCGCAAACACACAGTTACTTCTGAACTTCACCAACGCCGGTATCTTTGATCAAGCCATGATGAACGACTTGGAGACGCAAGGAAACGCCCAAATTTCAACAAGTGTCGTGAAATACGGCGCGGCGTCAATGTACTTTGACGGTACAGGTGACGGTCTTTTTGCAAGGAGTACGGTGGACAATGCGTTCGGCGCTGGTGATTTTACGGTTGAGTTTTGGATCAACTTGGCGGCAAACCTCGGAAGTTTTGTCAAAATTGTAGAAATGGGTACAAGTGGTGACTGTTTTACTATTGAAACTCAATCGACAACCAATGTTTTAACCGTAACTAATCTGACAAGCACGGTCTACCTTACGTCAAGTACGGCTTTGACGACCGGCACATGGATTCATGTAGCTGTTACTAGAGCATCGGGAACGCTTCGAATTTTCCAAAATGGAACTCAAACAGGTAGCGTTGCTAACACGGTGAATTTCACCAACACCGGTAGTGTTTACATTGGGCAGAGTAATTCAGGACAGGCTATGAATGGTTACTTGGATGACCTGCGGATCACCAAAGGTTACGCCCGTTACACGTCAAATTTCACACCGCCAACTGCGGCATTCCTGAACGGATAAATCATGGCAGTAGATATTGACCCAGTAAAGTACGGCGTATTGTGGCAGAAAGTTCAGGACTACGAGCGCCGGTTTGACGACATGGAGAAGAAGATAGACAAGATGGAACTCCAGCTTGAGAAGCTCGTCGCGCTCGCCAATCAGGGGCGCGGCGGTTTCTGGGCAGGGATGGTGCTCGTGTCTGCTATTTCCTCTGTCGTCGGGTACTTCCTTAACTTCTTCCACGGGTCGAAATGATAGAGCTTGAGAATTACACCAAAATTATCGGCGCAGTGACTGCTTCAACTGCCATGATCGGTGGTGGGTATACGCTTGCTGACAAGTTCGGTGTATTTCACAAAGACATACTCGTATGGTCGCCTGAGCACTTCCAAATATCCGATGCGCCTGCAAACGGTGAATTTAAAGCTGTGGTGGCTCGTCAGAAGATCAGGGATGACTGCGAGGTCACGTCGTTTAAGTTAGAGGTGCGGGACTCGGAGCTAGTTGTGCATCCTGCAAAACCTAGCATCGCCACGTTTTCAGGTCCAGCAAGCGATACGGTAGACAAATTCGGTTATAAATTCAAACTAGACACAACTCAACCGGTTTCCGCCGGTATAGCGACTTTAATGGCGCATATTAAGTACAAGTGCCCAGAGGGTGAAGTGGTGGTCAACTATCCGGCGCACAAAAATTTGATGTTTATGATTAAGGAATCAAATGTTTGAAATCCTATCTGGTGGTCTACTTGGCTCCATCTTTGGTGGCTTATTCCGTCTTGCACCCGAAGTCTTGAAGTTTTTTGACAAGAAGAACGAGCGTGAGCATGAGATGGCTATGTTTAGCCGTCAGTGTGAGTTGGAACAAATTCGTGGTCAGCAAAAGTTGGCGGAGATTGGTGCACAGCGCGATGCGGCTATTGATGTGGGGGTCATGGATGCCTTCAATGCCGCTATCAACCAACAAGCTGAGATGGTCAAGGCGGCAGGTGGTTGGGCGGCTAGTCTGTCTGCTTCTGTGCGTCCAGTGGTCACATATTGGATTCTCTTTATTTGGTCATTCATCCACGCTTGGTATGCTTGGTGTAGCCTTAACAGTGGTCTTGACCCAACTGAAGTATTTAAACTTTTTATGTCTCCGGATTTCTCAGCTTTGCTGGGCGGGACTATCAACTACTGGTTCCTTGACCGTACCCTCAAACAACGCGGACTATGAATTTAGAAATTGCTGCCGAGCTGTGCCGCAGGTTTGAGGGCTTCAAGTCAAAGCCTTACCTGTGTCCCGCCGGTGTTCCGACAATCGGTTACGGTAGCACTTTCTATTCAGACGGCACTAAGGTCACCCTGCAAGACGCGCCGATGGACGAACCGGCGGCAAGGGCGCTTTTGATGACCGAACTGTTGCACAAATACGCACCAGGAACAATTCGCCAGTGCCCAATTCTGTTGACTCTAGCCATGAAAGAAAACGACTGGCGGAAACTGAATGCGATTGTTGACTTTGCGTATAACCTCGGGGTGGGGCGTTTGCAGACCAGCACGCTGCGTCGAAAGATCAATGAACAGGATTGGGCGGGGGCAAAAGAGCAACTCATGCTGTGGACGCGGGGTGGTGGGCGCGTCCTGCCAGGACTCCTTAAGCGCCGGCAAGCCGAGTGCACCCTATTATAAGTTGCCTTGAACTCTGTTTCAAGGCTATAATTCATCAAAACGGCGCATGCTGAATCAGCTGCTAATACCCATGGAGTATTTATGAGCTATAGCATGACGTACGACAGTTTGCTGGTGGACGTGCGTCGCTACCTTGAACGTGGTTTCACGCAAGAGAGCGACCAGATCGTTTACGACCAGCTACCTCGCCTAATCACATTAGGTGAGCGCCGTATCGCCCGTGAACTCAAGGTTGAGGGCTTTATTCGTGCCGTCACCACGCCGCTCTCGGTGGGAGTTGCCGTCTACCTGAAGCCTGACCGCTGGCGCGATACCGTCAGTATGACCGTCAACGGGACGCCGATCTTTGCCCGTTCTTATGAGTATATTCGCAACTACTGGCCAGACGAAGCTGAAACCGGCAGCCCTGCTTACTATGCTGACTACGACTATCAGCACTGGATTATCACCCCGACCCCAGCCACCGCACAGACGCTTGAAGTACTTTACTACGAGCAGCCGCGCTTTCTGGGTGAAGACTTTCAAACCAACTGGCTCACTGAATACGCACCGGATGTGCTGCTTTACGCAACGCTGCTCGAAGCCACCCCGTTCCTCAAGAGTGATGAGCGTATTCAGACGTGGCAAATGATGTACGACCGCGCTGCTCAGGCGCTCAACGGGGAAGACCTGAAGCGTATCATGGATCGTACCGCAAACAGGAGTGAAGCGTAATGCCTATTTATACCGACGTCTTTGGTGGCGCTAACATCTACCCCAGCGAGATCAGCTACAGTTCAGTTGCGCTCTCAACCGACATTGTTCTGAGCTGGCCAGAAGAAACCTCCGCTAGCAACAACCTCGCCACCCGCATCATGGACGTCACGCCGTCCTCTGCTGGTTTGTCAATTACGATGCCTGATGCGTCTAAGACCGGCACAGGTAATACGGTTCTGTTCAATAACCAAGGCGCTCATACATTTGTAGTCAAGAACGCTGCCGGAGTTCAGATCGTCTCGATTGCCTCAGGAACGGTCTGGCAGGTCTACCTGACTAACAACTCGACCGTGGCGGGCACTTGGGAATCGTTGCAATTCGGCGCTACGGTCTCTGAAGCCAACGCCTCAGCGTTAGCCGGTACGGGTATCGTAGCTGTGGGCGCGTTGCTCTCCCAGTCAGTGCCAATTACATCGTTCAACAGTAACTACACAAGTACTCAGTCGGACCGCGCTAAGATGTTCAACTGGACCGGCGCGGGCGGCACGTTAACGCTGCCCGATCCCACAGTCATCGGCAATAACTGGTTCCTCTACCTGCGTAACTCGGGCAGCGGTGCGATTTCAGCGGATGCTCCTGGATCTACGTTGATTGACGGCACATCTTTCTTGAGCTTTCAACCAGGAGAGTCCTCAATCATCGCCTGCGATGGTACCAACTTTTACACGATCGGTTTCGGTCAGTCTGCGACGTTCGCATTTGACTATACCGTGATTGCCGTCGGCGGTACGGGTAACTACACGCTGACCGGTACCGAACTCAATCGCGTGGCATATCGCTTTACAGGTACGCTGACAGGTAATCGTAACATCATTGTGCCCGCCACAGTACAGCAGTACTGGGTTGACAACCAGACCAGCGGCGCTTACACCTTCACTGTAAAAACACCGGCGGGCTTAGGAGTTATCCTCGCTAGCGGCGAACGTGCTATTTTGTACAGCGACGGAACTGACGTTCTACGCGCTGACACGGCTGGTGTTTCTTACCCTATCGCGGTGAATCAGGGTGGTACAGGCGCTACGAGCGCCGGATCTGCGCTGATCAACTTGGGCGGCACTTCTGTGGGTACGAGCTTGTTTACGGCGGTTGACGAAGCCGCCGCGTGGGGTACGCTGGGCGTTGCTCAAGCTGGTAACATTAACGGCGGGACGTTCTGATGCCTGAAACTACTGTCATCCTGAAGTCCGAACCTGGCATCAAGCGGGACGGTACTAAATTCGACGGTAATTTCTACACCGACGGACAATGGGTTCGTTGGCAACGCGGTTTGCCCCGCAAAATCGGCGGCTATAGGTCAACACAGAAGTATTTGACTGAGATCAGTCGCGGGTTTTCAAACTTCACACAGCAAGATTACATCTACTGTCATTCAGGTAGCGCAAACTTGCTCGAGCGTTTCACCTTAGATTCGACAGGTAACAGCTCGGTCGTTACTGACCGCACACCGGCGGCAGTCGCTTCTACCGGTACGGTCATCCTGACGGGCGGCGCTTCCGGCTCGGTTAACAGCATTACCGTTGACGGCGTCAACATCATGTCCGGCTCAGTGTCGTACACGACGAGCTTAGCGGGTACGGCTACGGCGATCGCTTCTAACATCAACGCTTACACGTCAAGCCCTAACTATTCTGCCATTGCGGTGGGAACTACAATCACCATCAGCGCGTCTACGGCGGGTTCAGCGCCTAACGGCTTTGCGGTGGTGGCTACGGCTACCACGATCACGACCTCAACCACCGATATGACCGGCGGCTCTGATGCGTTGATCGCTAGTGATGAGAACGCTTGGATGTTTGATTACCAGTATGATTCTTCAAGTAATCAAAATTATTTACTTGCGCATGTTTCACCTAACCTGCGTAGTATTTCAAACAGCGACGGTGGACAGATCTTCTTTGGAGAAGTGCTCGGCACCGGTATCCTGCAATCTATAAACCTGCCCGCTAACACAAACTGCACCGGCGGTATCGTCTCTCTACACCCGTATTTGTTCTACTACGGAACGGACGGAATCATCGGTTGGTCTGTGCCAGGAGAGCCGACAAACCTGACCGATACCGGTTCGGGCGCGGGTGTGGCTCGAGTTTGGGGTCAGAAGATAATCAAGGGTTTACCCTTACGCGCCGGTTCGGGCACTGCCCCTGCCGGAATCTTTTGGGCGTACGACGCGGTGATTCGCGCCACCTTTACAGGCGGCTCAACTGTGTTTCAGTTTGACGTAGTTGCCACTGACACATCCATCATCTCAGAGAACGCCGTTATTGATTATGACGGCGTGTTTTTCTGGGCAGGTGTTGACCGGTTTCTGATGTTCAACGGCGTGGTGCGCGAAGTGCCAAACTCATTGAACCTGAACTACTTCTTTGACGGTCTCAACAAGCGCGAGCGCAACAAGGTGTTTGCGTTCAAAGTACCTCGCTATGGTGAGATCTGGTGGTGCTACCCTCGCGGCGACGCTACTGAATGCACACACGCGGTCATCTATAACGTGCGTGAGAACACATGGTATGATACCGAGCTACCCGCTAACGGGCGCTCTGCCGGTTCGTTCAACAACTCGTTTGCTGCGCCCATTCTGGCGGGTGCAGTGGGCGAAGGTAGCGACTTCCGCGTCTGGGTTCAAGAGCAAGGCGTTGACGAGATTGACGGCGCTACCATTAACCCCATCCGTTCTTACTTTGAAACCGCCGACTTGTCTTCAGCTGTGCAGGGTAAAAATGAGTACTTACGTATTACTCGCATTGAACCTGACTTCGTTCAGAACGGCGACATGACGGTACAGGTTACGGGTCGTGCTAACGCTCGTGCCCCTGAGGTCTATAGCTCTAACTTCACATTCGTCGACCCTGACAACATTACCGAGCCGTTTCAAGAGATCGTCATGCTCAAAGAGCAGCGCCGCGAACTCCGCGTGCGCTTTGAATCTAATCAGGTTTATGGTGATTACCAAATGGGTCAGATCCTCGGTCACATTAGTAGCGGCGATAAGACGGTGCTGGGATGAGCGTACGTATCACCCTCCCAAAAGGTATGGAGCTGCGTGACTGGGCTGACCAGATCACGCTCGACCTTGACCCTTACGGCGCGTTTGGTCGGTTGGATGATGAAGAGAATTGGCAAAATTGGGCAATGCAGTTTTTGAACAACTTGACGTTGAAAGAAAACTTCCCCATCCCATACGGTTTTACTGACTGGCGAGAATGGGCGGAGCGGTTCTGTCAGGCGGCTGAGTAATGAGATCTGGAGTTACGAATGAATAAACAAGAAATTTTAGAAATTGCGAAAAGCGACCCTCGGTTTTCTAAAGCCGTTTTAGTCCTTGAGAATCAGATCGGTGACATGCCGATTACGAGCGAGGGCTTAGATGAACTCGTACAGATGCTTGAGTTTGCGCTCAATAATCCTGACAAGTACTCAGAAATCTTAGCTTCGGCGATCCAAGATGACATGGTTGAACAAGGCGACTTGCCTGAGCAGTTTGACCCTGTCGCCATCATCTCCCTGCTCGTATTGTTGTACGGGATGCAAGAGCGCACTAAGCAGAAGGGCTTTGCTAAGGGCGGTCTGGCTTCTATGGGTCGGCATGGTGATACGATGCTGGCGCACATTAACCCGCGTGAAGCCGAGATGCTCAAGCGCATGGGTGGTTCAGGAACGATTAACCCCCGCACGGGCTACCCTGAATATTTCAGTTTGAAGAAGTTTCTCGCCGTAGCGCTACCTATCGCTCTGGACTTTATTGCTCCTGGTCTGGGTACATCGATCGGCGCTTCTATGGGTCTGAGCGGTACAGCCGCGACTATGGCGGGTAGCGCCGTTATCGGTGGCACGACGGCTGCTTTGACCGGCGGCGATCCGCTCAAAGGCGCGGTGTTGGGCGGTCTAGGCGGTGGTCTAGGTGAATACGTGGGCGGCGCGGCTAACAGCGGTTTAGGTTTGGACTTAGGCGCGGCGGGACAGAAAGTCCTAGGTAACGCCCTAGTCGGTGGTGTAGGCGGCGTGGCTAGCGGTCAAGGCTTCTTGAAAGGCGCAGCTACGGGTGCTCTAGGTACTTACGCAGGACAGCAACTCGGCGACCTCACCGGTAGTTCCGCGTTCGGCGCGGGTGGTAAGCAGTTCGGTAACATGATTGCTGCCGGTTATGACCCTAAGTCCGCTATTATCGGCGGGGGCTTGGCGGGTCTGGCAGCGGGTATGGCTCGTCCTGCTCAATCCAGCAACCTCGGTTTAAAACCTTCTGACGCTGTTGTTGAAGGTTTGAAGCTGCCTAAGGGTGGTGATTACTCTTACAGCGGCGTGCCTGAGGCGGGTTACGGCACAACCAACTTCATGACCGGACAGATGGGCTACAAAGGTCCTGAGAGCTTAGACGTTGATTACTCTCTGACGAACCCCAGAGCGCCTGTCGCCCCTCAAGGTTACGGTGGTCAAGATATGGGTAGCGGTATGACTGCGACTGCCCAATCACCGCTGGGTCAATTCAAAACCGCAGGCGCTCCTACGGGTTCTGAGAGTCCTTTCTCAGTTAAAAACGCCTTGGTTGGTGCTACGCTTTTGGGTAGCCTCGGTAGCGCCCCTCCGCAGGTACAGCAGGCGATCAAACAGATGTCCCCTGAGCAGCAGGAATACTTTAACCGTCCGTCAATCGCATGGGACTGGAACAAGTTACAAAGTGATGCCAATTCAAACAACTTGAGCCTGACTGAATACATGGCGCGGAGTTGGCCAAAAATCACTTCTGGCGCTTATAATATGCAACCAGCGACCACCCCTCCGCCCAGAATGGCACAAGGTGGCGCTCTGTCAGCTGTTGCCCGATTCGCTCAAGGAGCAGGTTCTGGTCGAGCAGACACCATTGATGCTAAACTCTCAGATGGTGAATACGTGATTGACGCAGAAACAGTTGCAATGCTCGGCGACGGCTCCAACAAAGAGGGCGCTAAGCGCCTTGACGCTATGCGTAGTAACATCCGTTCACACAAAGGTAAAGCACTGGCTAAGGGTAAATTCAGCCCCAACGCTAAGTCACCACTCAGCTATTTGAAAGGGGTTGCATAATGGGCAGCTTATTCCAAGGGTCGCCTCAGACCGCTACGTCGTACACCACGTCATCCACTGAGACTCCTAAGTGGATGCAGGATGCGATTTACAATCAAATTCAAGTCGCCCAGAACATTGCCAACGCGCCTTATCAAGCGTACGACATGCCCACTGTGGCTGAATTGTCGCCGCTCCAGCAGCAAGCGTACCAGCAAGTTCAAGCTAATCAAGGTTTCTATCAAGGTGACCTAGACAAAGCTCAGTCCGGTATGTACGGCTTCAGCAATAAAGGTACGGCGGACGCCCTGCAGCAAGCCCAAAATCAATACTTGCGTCAAGGTTTAGTCGATCAAAACCTGAACGCGGGGCAGAACTACTTCAACCGAGCTGGTCAGATGGACATCGTCGCTGCGGGTCAACCTGCGCTGACTAAAGCCGGACAGCAGGACATCATGGGTGCGGCGCAGCCTTACCTGACGCAAGCCGGTCAGACCACCGCTCAGGCGTTGTCTGATCGCGCCCTGAACGCGGCTAACCCGTACCTGCAAGCAGCCTCACAGTCTTCCGCTCAGAATGTCGGTCAGTATATGTCGCCGTATCAGACCGGCGTCATGGATGTCATCGCTAAGCAGGGTGCTCGTAATCTCAGCGAGAACCTTCTGCCAGGAGTTTCTGACGCGTTCATCAAGGCGGGTCAGTTCGGTTCTAGCCGCATGGGTGAGTTCGGTAGCCGTGCCCTGCGCGACACTCAGGAAGCCGTGTTGAATCAGCAAGCCCAACTCGCCAACCAAGGCTACGGACAGGCTCTCACTGCTTCTCAGGCAGACCTCGCACGTCAAGCGCAGTTGGCTGGTACGGTCGGTAGCATTTCCGGCGCAGACCTCTCTCGCGTGCTTCAGGGCGGTGCTCAGTATGGTAACCTCGGTCAGACCGCTGGTCAGCTGACAAGCCAACAGCAACAAAACCTGACTAACCTCGGTCAGACGCAAGGTCAACTCACGGCTCAGCAGATGTCTCAGCTGGCTAACCTTGGTCAAATGCAGACTGCCGCCGGTCAAGCTCAACAGCAGTTCGGTCTTACCGCTGCTCAGGCGACGCAAGCGGCTCAGGCTCAAGACTATCAGCGTCAAATGTCTGCGTTGCAGAATTTCGCAGGTATGCAACAACAAGAGCAAGCTATGCGCGCAGCCGACGTTGCCTCACTTGAGGGCGCAGGTTCTGCTCAGCAGAATCAAATGCAGCAACAGCTCAACGCAGCTAAGGCTCAGTTTGACGCGCAACAGCTGTATCCTAAGCAGCAGATGGATTGGCTCAGCACGCAGATTCGCGGCATGGCTCCAATCACACCGCAAACTACGACTAATCAAGGCACTACCACCGGCGCTACGTATTCACCTTCACCGCTGTCTCAAGTGGCGACCGGTCTCTATACGTACAAAGGTCTGCAGAACATCTAAGGAGCAGGTATGGGATTTGAACTCAACCGCATTATGCGGCAGTACGGAGTTAGTACTCCTGGTGTGGTGACTTACTCAGGTGCGAGCGCTCCTACGGTTCCGACTGCGCCTACCGGTAGTCGCCCCACGGGTGATGATGCCGCCGCGCTAGCGGGTCAGGCTGCTTACGACAAACAGTTAGCTGACTTTAACGCCTACAAAACAGACCCCTCGGCGTTTAACGAAACTATGCGTAAGTATCAGCTAGATCAAGGCGCTTATAACGCTTACAAATCTGACTATCAAAACCGCTTGCAAAACACGCCGATGTATCTGCAGAAGCAGTTTGACACCGGTTACGGTACGACGTCTTCCACCACGCCCACGGGTTCTGACATGAGAGCCTTTGCGGACAGACCAGGAGGCATCGGTGTTGATCAAGCCAATCGCAACATCAGAGACTGGTTTGCTAGAAACCCTAACGCGTCTGCTGCTGACATCGCGGCGGCTAAGGACGAGTGGAAAGTTAGCGACGCTGACATCCGTAACGCCATGGGCTCTGGTTTTACGTACGGCGGCTCTGGTCCTAGCGGTTACGGCTCGGCAGGTGTGCGTTACGCTACTGGTCCTGGTGGTATCGGTATGGACAAGTACAACGAGAACATCAACAAGTACATCACTGACAACCCTTACGCGTCTACTTCACAGATTCAAGATGAAGCAAACCGCTGGGGTGTGAGCAATAAAGACCTCTACAACGCTACGGGCAGCTACTGGGGTAATCAGGCTTCAAACCCAACCTACGGCTCAACTCCGTTGTCTCTGGGTAACCGCACCCCTCAGCAGAAAGCCGATTACTATCGTAGCCAGATCGGCTTAGGCTACACTGACGCTGACTTGCGTAGAGCGGCGGACAGCACTTTCGGCACGCAAACCGATACGGATTGGAACTACCTGCGTAACTTGGCTTACCCAGGATCTGTGCCCGCGCCGGTGACCACCACTACCGGAACCACGACTGGAACCACGACTGGAACCACAGGAACTACAGGTACTGGCGGAACCACGAACACCACGAACACCACAGGAACTACCGGAACTACCGGAACTACGGGAACTACCGGAGGAACCACCGTAACTACCGGAGGAACGGGTACATCAGACCTTGTGAACAATTATGACAGGTTCAGATTACCTGAAGGTTGGGACACTTACAACCCGTACGACAAAATAAGCTGGTATAACGAAAATCAGTTTACACCTGACATGATTATGGCGGGTGGCGGTACGCAATCTGATATTGATTGGATGAAAGATCACGGCTACGTCGGTGATTATTATCAGCGATACGCCAGCGGAGGTCGCGTCAAGACGCATTACCAAACCGCCGGTAGCGTTCAGTTACCCGAGGGTTATGACGCTCAGGTAGAGACTTACCCAGTCACGGAGCTGACCCCTTCAAACGCGGTCATTACTGAGCCTAAACCTCAACCACAATCTGTGCTGGCTAAGATTGCCAACACTGATATGCCCGCTGCCCCAGCGGTCGTAGCTGTGCCAGCTCAAGTTAAACCTTCGGCTGCCGCGCCTAAAGCGCCTTTCGGTGATGAGCGCATGGGTGGTATTCAAGCGCTGCTCGCCGCGTATGGTCCGAAGGACACCGCTTACGGTGAAGACCTCAAAGCCGCTCGCGCTGCTTCTAAGGCTGAGAGCGACGTGTTCGCTAAGATGCTGGCTGACTCAATGAAGACGCCCAAGGACGAGCAGAGTTCTAAGGCGGAGATGTATTTCCGCCTCGCGGCTGCGTTCGGCGCTCCTACTAAGACCGGTCGCTTTGCTGAAAACCTCGGCATGGTCGGTAAGGAGCTGGCTGAGTACTCTAAGGAAAAACGCGCTTCTGCTCAGCAGGCTGCCCAGCAGAAACTGGCTCTAGCTTTGAAGGGTCAGGAGATGAAGATGGGCGCGGCTAAGGAAGACCTCCGCAGCCTGCAAGCGCTTGCCGGCGAGGAAATGAAAGACAAACGTGCTATCGCGACCGAACTCATCAAGGACTTCATCAAGTCCGGTGAACCCCAGTCTACGGCGGGTAAGCAAGCCGTTGACGAAGGTCTCAAGCCAGGAACACCCGAGTACCAGAAGCGTGTGGAAGCTCTCGGCAATATGAATGTTGAGGCTAAACTGGCGCAAATTAACGCGTCATTGTCTGGGGTTTCTTTAGCTCAGGCTAATTTGGCTCTGGCTCAAGAGAAGTTCAAGAATCAACAAACCCAGCAGGCTAAATTGAGCGGTCCTGAGTTGAAGTTGAAGACCGAGACTGAAGAAACTCTGGCTCAGACCGATCAAGCCCTCACCAATTTGAAGAAGGCGTACGCTCTGAACCCCAACACGTTTGACGCGTCGTTGGTTGATGTTGCTCAGCGTAAACTGCTGGAGGCTGGTGGTTCTAAAGATCCTAAGGTTCAGGCGACTCGTGAGATGGAGAACCTGCTTGAAAAAGCCGCTCTGTCTCAGCTGAAAGCGACCTTCCCAGGAGCGATCTCTAATGATGAGCGTAAAGCCCTGCAAGACGTTCAAGGCTTGAGCGCTAAGAGCAAAGAGGAACGCGCAAAGATCATGAAGAATGGTTACGCCGCGCTCAAGGCTGTCAGCGAACGTCACCGTAAGCGCTTGATCGAAATCAACCAAGGCGTTTACCGTGATACGGCATCGACGATTGAGGGAGGAAACGAGTAATGGCAACAGCTAATCCGTACGTAGGCGCTGCGCGAGCCGCTGTAGGTCAAGGTCTCGGCATGGGCTGGGGCGACGAGGCTGAAGCGTGGCTCCGTTCAAAACTCGCAGGTAGCAAGGGTTACGAGTCCGAACTCGCTAAGATCAATCAAGAGTACGCTCAGTATTCTAAAGAGAATCCTTTCGTAGCTCCGGCTCTTGAGTTCGGCGGCGGGGCTGCTCCCGCTCTGGCGGCTATGCTGACCGCTCCCGCTACAGGAGGTGCTACCGCACCGGTCGCGACTAGCGCGTTAGCTCGCCTAGCAGCAAATCCTTACGTGCGCGGCGCAGTGACTGGCGGCGTCACCGGTGGTATCTCCGGCGCGGGTTCTGCCCAACCAGGAGAGCGAGGCTCCGGCGCGGTTACTGGTACGGTCGTCGGTACGACAGTCGGCACTGCCGCCCCAGCGGTAATTCGCGGTAGCGGCGCGGCGGCTAAGTGGCTGCGCGATCGCCTCGCACCGACCGAAGCTAGCACGACTAAGACGGCAGTGGGTAAAGTCTCCCGCGCTATCAACGAATCAGGTATGACTCCGCAGCAGATTGAGCAGAAAGTCCTTCAGGATCGTGCTCGTAATATCCCCTCAACTATCGCCAACGCAGACCCCGCGTTAGTTGACCTCGCCGAGACTGTTGCCCAGCGTAGCGGTCCCAGCGGTCGCTTAGTTGAGAAGAAACTCGGTGAGCAGACCGCCGGTGCTCGTGAGCGCACCTACGCACAAACCCGTAAAGGTATCAAGTCTGGTAACTTCTACGCTGATGAACAGAAGATGGTGGCGGATTTGCGTAAGCAAGCTGACACTATGTACAAAGATGCGTACGCTTACGGTGACGTAGATGACCCCCGCATTATTGACGCTTTGAAGAACCCCCGCTTTCAAGAGTTCTGGGGTAAGGCGCGTAGCATCGCTGACACCGAGGCTCAAGCGGCTAAGTTGCGCGGGGAAGACCCCAGCAAGTTCGCCCTGCCCGAAATCTACAAACCCACCGGCAAGTTTGACGCTAATGGGAATGAGATTCTTGAGTTGACTAAGCTACCCGATGTTCGTACTCTTGATTACATCAAGCGCGGCATTGACGCTACGATTGATGCAGGCTACAAGAGCGCTAAGGGTATGAGCAGCGCCGAGGCTAACGCCCTCAAACAGTTGCGCAACGTCTACGTGAACGCGATTGACGAAGCCACCGGCGGCGCAAACTCGCCTTACCTCAAGGCTCGTCAAGCCTACTCCGGTGATATGGAGGTGCTTGATGCTATGCGCGCAGGTATGAACGACTTCAACAAGCTCGACCACGAGCAGGTCATTGACATGATCAGCAAAATGGGTGCGGCTGAGAAAGACGCGTTCCGCACAGGCGTGGTGCGTGACTTGTACAGCAAGATCATGGATCCGTCAAGCAACATCAACGCCGCCCAGCGCATCATCGGTGCTCCTGAGATGCAAGCCAAGTTGCAGCCGCTGTTTGACAGCCCTGCCAAGTTTGAGATGTTCAAGTCTGCGCTTGAGCGCGAGGCTCAGTTGTTCCAACAATCCAACCGCATACTGGGTGGTGCGGCTACCGGAAGACGTACTCAGGCGCGTGAACGCTTTGAGGAAGGCTCAGGTGTGGGTGCGGCGGTTGCGGATGCCGTCTCGGGAGGATTCTGGGGGTCTCTGAGTAACATGGCGGCACGTGTGGCACGCAGCGCTACCATGACCGATGACATTGCTGAGAAGGTCGGCAAGCTCCTCATGTCAAGCGACCCGCATGAAGTTGCTGCGGCGGTCAAACTCATCGAGCAGTACAACGTCAAAGCAACAGCAGGGGCTAAGCGCCTGAGCAAAGGCGAGACCGGCGCAATCATGGGCACGACGTCGGCAATCTCGCCTTCACCGGTTGACCCTAACGCTCCGTCTGAAAACATTGAGATTGACTCGGGAATAGATTCTAATATCCCTGGAACTAAGATGATCGGTCCCGACATTGATGCGGACATCGAAGCCGACTTGAAGAAAACAAAGTAAACTTCTGCTCACTGTCTCCTCAAAGAGCAGTTGCCAACCTTAACCCCGCTCCGGCGGGGTTTCTTTTTGCTCAACGTCCATGAGCACGCGGTTACGCAGGCGGAGTATGATGCGAATGTGATCAGCGGCGTCGTGCTGACCTTCCTTGTCTGCCCGAGCTATAGCCGCTAACAATTCTTGTTGCGTCCTATCCCAGTGAAGTCCTGGTCCAAGCAGTGAGCGAATATACGCCCACGGCATCACGCACCGCTCGCGAGCCTATTCCACTCTTGATTGAACAGCACTGAGTTAACCTTGTTAACTAATGCGTAGGCGCAGTCAAGCGCCGTCTCAAGTGAAATAATGTTTACGCGGCGGTAGGTGTTATTAGTTATCATCTGCTCAAGCGCGGAGATTGCCCCGCGAATGATTTTGACCTCGTAGGTGTCTACTCCTACCTTCGGGTCAGCGCCAGCCGCACCCACTAAGGCGCGGAAGGTCATCCACATCGGCACGCAGAAGTCGACGCATTCAGCGCCTTCGTCACGCATGTAGAGTTGGATTTTCTGGTCAATAATAGCCTTGCGCATGTTTTCACGTGCCACAAGTTGAGCAATCGGGTTCATACCCACTTGCTTTCTAACCCGAGTAGGGGTTATTTTTGCCATCAGAAGTTCTCGTTATAAAATTTACGGAGCACTTGAGCGAGTTCTTCGGTTTTGAATTCACCACCCTCGCCGCCGTTCACTTCACCAATCCAGACCGTGCCCGAGTTGGGTACACGACCAGGAGCGATGAACAAGTCACCGACTTGAATATGCCATGGGCATGCGGGTTCAAAAGTTTCCATTAATGTTCTCCTGCGTTTTCAGTTAATTCTTTGATGATTCGCTTCTCGTCCTCAGCGGTCATCTTCTTCTCAAGCCATGCGGCTCGATAGCCTTTGCGGTCGTAGATCTCAAACTCCACATCAAACCAACCGCCGTAGTAATCCCAGTCGCTAGCCCACGTGCCGTGGTCGGGCTTCTGGTAATATCCAGCCGTCATCTCGGCTTGACACGGGATTCCCCTGACGTGCGTCTCAATCATTTGTACCTCGTCTCGTACAACCAGCGAGCCATAAGCAATGACTCGGCGCGGTCGGAGTGCTTTTTCAAATTGAGCGGCGCTTCAGGGAACATACGGATCGCGAGCGCCCTGCTCATCTCTTTGTCACTGGTTAGCTTGAAGTGTTTCTTCCATTGCACGGGGGTCATGTAAACTGTCTCATACCGACACCCCGCAATAGAAGCTCGGGCAGAGCCGAAGCTGTCCCCTAGACTGAAGATAGAAGACGACCCCTGTCCAGGCATGGCGTTCACCCGCTCAAGCGCAACGCATACCGCCTCCTCAGCGGGGACGTGCTTCCTGAGCAGGGTGATTAACCCAGCGGGGTCGACTTCGTTCTTCACAGCTCCCGAGCCTTTAGCTACGATCGGCATATCCTCCACGGCTACGTACACGCCATCACGGAGAACGCCAATAGCGCCACTGAGCCCTGGATCAATACCGATTGTAATCATCAGGTGTTTCCTAACAGTAAAATGACAGGGTTGGGTTGCGTCTCGTTTGACACGGGCTTATCGACAAGTCGAGGCGTCTGCTGCATAGCTTGCATCTGACGGTAACGCATCTCTTCATGAAAACGAGCACGCTCGTATTCTTCACGACTCATGTTCTGCCCGTATTGGCTTCTGTATTGGTCCATATATGGGTCATAAATACCATTACCGAAACCTAATCCGCTAGTGATAGCCATTATTTTTTCTCCGGAAACAGCTCTGCGATCAAGCCGTTGATCTGTTTGAGCTTACGCTCAGCCAGTTCGTATTTGTCAATCTTGTCAACAATTTTGTCAAAGTCAAGCTCTTTAGCCGCGCAAGCCTCATGGATCTCACGCTCCAGATTGACCATCTGCTCTTCAAGTTTAGCCGAAGCCATGTCGGCTTTAGCCTTAGCTGAGCGAGCGCGGATCGGCGCAAGAGCCGCGTCCAGCTTTTCTTTTGTCATCGCCAAGACTTCGACGAAAGGTTTCACTTTAAATGCCATGATATTTCTCCAGTTATAACGCTTCATAATTCTCACAGCCAGCTCGTTGGGCGTCCATGCTGAGAGTTTGCTTGTTGAGTTCACACGTCCAAGTCCCTGCTGGGGTCGGCGTGGCCATGGTGCATGTGCGGCAGTGACGTAAGGGTTCAGCCTCACGGGTACACACCGCCTTCATGCTACAAAACTTACACCCGAAGCTGCTACCGTCATCGCTGATTCCGGCAGGGCGCAGACGCGCCTCGGTCAGTTTGATGATTTTCTGCTTCAGTTTCTTCTGTGTCTCTTTGTCTTCCTTGACACGCTCAACGTAGAACTGTTCATCGTCCTTGCAGACCGCGACGTAAAGGGCACGAGTAAAGCCGCCGAGCGCCATGCTGATTTGAACCTGAGCATAGTGCAACGGCTTTGACTCTTGAATGCCTTTCTTTACGACACCGCTGAAACTGTTCTTGTTGTGTGTCTTGACCTCGAGCACATGTGGTGTGTCGCTTTCGGGAACATCTTTGATGACTCCGTCCACCTTGGTTATAAAGTGACCGGTTTCATCTATGAACTCAAACTGGCGACCGTCTTCTTGCTTATCCCAGACGGCAAACCCTGCGCGGCGCAGATCAGCTACGATCCGCTCCTCCTGCAAGTGTCCCGTCTCAAACAGGCGAAGCATACGTCCGTCAAAACCTTCACGGGCGAACCCGCGCCAGTCAAGCCAGATTTGTCGTATGCATTCCTCGCCTATGAAAGACGAGCCAAGCCGACCGAGGTAGAGGTCGGTTGACGACTTCTCTTTCTCAATAGCAGCGTAGACCCTGTTAATGATCTGCTGCTCTGGTCTCGGCGGAATGGCTACCATTGTCTCAGTCCCAAGGGTTAGCGGACTTGCTAGCGGGAGCGGCGGCAGGGGCGGGCTTAGCCGCTGGCTTAGGCGCTGCCTTAGCTGGCGCGGCTTCCTGATCAAACAAGAACGCCTTAATACGGTTACTGTCAGAGTAACCACCCGTGCCCTTCTCAATAGAAACCGCCGCGCTGAACTGCTTCTCAAGCAGCTTGTCGGTGTCGTCTGCGTCAGGCTTACCGCAGGCGGTTGCCCATGCTACCATTTGCTGACGACCGATGCGTTGAGCCTTCTCGCTGGGGTTGTTGACGTTGAAGTTCTGCCAGATCAGGCGACCGGCATACTCACCCTTGACGACTTCAAACTTCACCTTGATGTAAGAACCCGTACCGGCGCTGGTTGCTTTTTCTTCAGCGTCCAGTGCTTTCAAAATGTACTCACCCTCAGGAATAGGGTCGTAAGAACCACCGGCAGCGCCGGTGTCAGGGGAGACGTCAGAGACGTCGAATCCAAATTTAGCCATGTTAATGCTCCTTCAGTTATTTAGCGATGGGGATAAGTTTCTCGAGGTTTTCGATTGTCATCTCGACCTCTTCGGGACAGGTGTAGCGGTTCTTTGCAGCAAACGCGGGGTTCTCAACAAAGTGAAGCAAGCGCTCACCTGTCGTTACGCCACGGGTCTTCTGGTTATTGAAACCGGAGTCAGACTTGCGAATGATCACCTTGAACGCGGCAAACGCAAGCACGTCAGCCCACTCCTGCAGCAGCGCGTTGCAGCGGTTAGGCAGCTTCGGCTGGTAGCGGTCATAAGGCTCGGTGCGGGGGT